TTAATCCATGATTTGGTAATAATAAATGTTGTGCTAGAATAAACTTAGAAGTTACCCCAGAACCTGGATTTGCAAATACTGCAGTTGATCCAGCACCAACTGCAGTGGATGAACTTATACCAAGAGCCTCTGATGGATTAAAATAATACTCTCTGTTTCTTCTTTGATTATAAGTTGTTCTATACCCAACATTAATAGTAAATCTTCTAGGATCATCCACTATCTTTGTGGATATTGTGTGAGATACACCAACTACTCCATTTTGAGATCTAAGAACTCTTAATCTGGATGATTCTTTATCAATGTTTAAAACTTTAACAGTTTCAGTTCCAATTTTTAAAATATCATTTTCTTGTATTTGAGGATAGTCAAAACTTTTTGTGGATACATCGATGAAAGTTACTACACCAGTTGCATTGACTGTTCCAATGAATTTAGAAACAGTGAGTTTATTAGTAGAAACTCCAACCTGATATCTTCCAGCAAGTTTTGATGTAGTGGTTGAAATACCTGCTAAGTTAATAATATCAGTGTCTTTAAGTTTATGAGAAACACTTGCGATACCTATAAATGAACTGTTTCCAATAGGATAAAACTCAATATTAGAAAAACTAGTTGTGGCGGCACTTATATTAGTTACTTCTCTACCTTTAATCTTAGATATCCTTGCAGCAGAGAAGAAATCTGTATCTATTTCCTTTGTAAAAACAATTCTATCATTTACTTTATAATCAGATCCACCAGTTTGAATTCCAATTGCATCAATATAACCTTTTTCTATATTTTTTATAATAGAATCTGATTTTACATAATCATATGGTTTTTGCAAATAATCGTATCCACTATTCTTTTTGTTTATAGAATATGGAGATGTGTTTCTTCTCCAATTATGCTTAGTAATGTCATAGGTTATTTGATTTGAATTATTATCGGAGTTAAATTTATTTGGTGTAGATCTGAAAGAATCTCCAATTAAATAGGGGAATACTGGTCTCTTAAATCCTTTAAATACACCATCTGAAGACGCTGTACCATCAACGGTTGCAAAATAAGCGTATACCCCGTTAGGGTAATCTGGAGTTACACAGAATCTTCCATTATTTTTATCTAAAGTTGATTGACCATTCGATTCAATCCAAGTAAAGTCTTCAATAAAAAACTCTAAAGGGAAAGAGCTTGTAGGTGGTCTATTATCCTTCAAAGATGCAACATATCCAGATTTCATTTGAACTATGTTTCCACCATTCTCATTTTCATATGCATATGGTCCATAAATTGGATTACCATCATATGCCCATCCAATTATTCCAGAGTGATCAGTATTAGTTGATTCTTCACCATTAACTAATTCTAAATCTTTCTTACCATAAAGCAATTTGCCATCAGTATTAATAGAATACAAAACTTTTCTCAATGCTCTAGGAGCATATGCATGAGACATTTGTAATTGTCCAGTTCCATTGTTTGCTTCGGAAACAAAAACATCATCGGCAATAATATTATTAAGATTTTTTCTAACCTGGTTAATTGTCCAAGTTTGCAGTTCGCTATTAAACTGAACACCAGATCCGGCTGGAATAATATCAATAGTAGTGGTTGATGAACCATACCCAACACCAGAATTAATAATTTCAACACCAGTAATGGTGCCATTAGAAAGTCTTGGAGTTAACTTTGCGCCCCTACCAACTCCATTAACAACAAGGGTAGGAGGGGAATTATATTCTTGTCCAGATCTATTGACAACCACATCTGCAAATTTTCCATTGATATCAACAACTGCTTCTAATTGTGCCTTTTCTCCTGACCTCAATGTTACTCTAGGATCTCTCTTAAAGTTGATTGTATCAGATACGCCATATCCAACTCCATTGTTAGTTAAGAAGATATCGGTTACCGACCCTCTAAACAATGGTTGAACAACTGCTTTATAGTCACGTCCATCTACGGAGGAAATACCAACCTTACCAACTACTTCAACTTGAATTTGTGGATAATTAAAACTATGAGTTCCCAGACCAACTGAAGATAGTTCTTGGAACTGATTTGTAACAAAATAATGATCTTTTGAAGTTGATCCTATACCTGCTGTGCTCAGTCTAAACTTATCACTATCCAGGCTGGTGACATAATACTCATCTGTGACAGTAAGACCACCAACTGCAGTACCATCAACAGAATACTTAATAATATCTCCTGTTTTATATCCATGACCAGGAATATTAATAAAGTTGAGTGCAGTATTAATTCCAGCAGGTGCACAAGTTCTCTGTTTGTTCTGATATCCTACACCAGGATCAGTGACATTTATAGATCCGATTGCGAGTTTATAATTTAAACATCTGAGTTCATGAGTTCCCTCACCAAAACTTTCAAGAGTAACTGTTCCAACACCAGCAACAGCATCACTCAAATTATTATGCAAAGATATAACATATGGTGACAATACAGATGTAAAGTAAGTAGCGTCTGTTGATATACCTCCGACTGCTTTTTTCCCAAAAGTTTTATATACAACTCTCTCTCCATTTTTAAATCTATGATGAGTGGTAAATCCTATGGTAGATACTGTCGTACCAATACCAACCTCACCGATTCCTGTGCTAACTGAAGAAATACCAGAGGCATTAAAAGAAGCCTGAATGTGTACAGGAATCATGTTTGCTTCAGCCTTAGCACCTACACCGCCGCCACCAGTAATCTTTATTTGAGGTGTTTCAACATAATCAAATCCGGGATCTATAATTCGTATTTCTTTTAAACCACCACTAACTGCACAAATCCCTGTCGCACCAGATCCAACGGAATCCTCTATCTTTACAACAGGTGGATTTACAATGTCATAGTCCGAACCACCAGATATTGTATTAACTTTGTTTAAAGTCCCATGATATACAAAATCGGTTGTTTTGTAATTTAATATCTCAACGCCATTAACCAAAATTCCAGAATATTTTAAATTATTTTTAACAAAACCAGTTCCAGTTACTGGAGGTGCAATTTCTCTGTATATTTTTTGAGGTTCAATTGATTTTCCTTTAAATTTATCTCTTTCAATTTTATTATCGGTAATTACTACAGAATTAACTCCACCAGCAGGAGTCACTGATTCAAACTTACCAGCGTATAAGTTTGCAGCACTTTTTGCTATCTTAATGGTGCTCTCATCAATTCTCTTGACAAAATATCTACCTTCTGGGAAAATAATACTTTTAACTGACTCACTACGAATTATACTACCATTAGGTTGAAGAATTTCAGTTACTTCTTTTTCTGGAGTATAGTAAATGATCTCACCTGTAAAGAAATTATGATCAATTCCTTGAGTTAAAGTAATTTCTTCTTGACCCAACAGATAAGTTCCATTAATACTAAATGATTGTATTTTTGGATTTACCTTAGTATCCAGATACGATGGTAATGAGTTAGATGATACTAAGACTTTTTCATTATCAACAAAAACATTACTAACATTTGAGTTAAAAATGGATATATTTGAAAATATATCCGATTGAAACTTTGTTATCCTTCTACTTGCTTTAACTATTTTTTGCGGATTTACTACACCAGTTCCTCTCACCAAAAGAATTTTTGAACTAAAAATATCAGTAACAACTAAGTCATTTGGTGCTGGCACACCAGATTCATCCTCCACCATCACAAAGTCTCCCACCTTGAGGATATGATCATCAACGGTGGTCATCTTAAAGATATTGTTTTGAGCATCCTCAAGGACTAAACTTTCTACATCATAATACTGAGCACTATTAATAAACCAATTATTAGATTTTAAATCTGTAGCTAGTTTACCAAGAGATTTAATTTTAATCTTTGTGTCTTTTAATTGATAATATGCATTTGAAGGATCTTTGATACCTTGTATTACAGATCTAATTTTTACCTTAATTCCATCATCAATTCTGGAATTGGGATCTATACCGTAAGCAAATGCATCTTGATCAATGACGGTTTTATCTTTAATTTCTCTTACAATATCTTTAGAATCGATACCAATAAATTGTGTATTGACTATATCAGAATAAGTTACAATGCCAGTTGTTCCATCTTCGTATTTAACTAAAAGTGAACCATTTGGAGGGAATCCTATTGTAGAATCAACATCAATATAAGTTTGTCCTACGCCAACATTATCGATAACAACTGACTTTGCATGAGGTGTAAATTTACCGTACAGTAATTCGCCAGTGCCATCATATGAACTATATGATGAATCAATACTTATTCTATAATATGCGTCGGTAAGAATTCCTACAGAAATTTTTTCAACGTTTGAAATAGGAGCGTATGCTTTTTCAATAAATGAAGTAGGGTCTTGAAATAAGGTAGCATTTACTAAATCTTCTGGATTTCCTTCAAATGGTTCAACAATTAAATCTCTAGTAAGTTGATATCGTGCATCTGATGGATTAATTAAAAAATCTTGAGGTCTTATTAATTCAATATTGTCATTATATAATGCTTTAAATAATATTTTAAAGGATGACTCAGTTCCCCTTGTAGAATATAAATCCCTGGATTGTCTTATAAATGATGCTTGGTTTAATCCACTAGTTAAATTTTCTGTTTGAAGTCCAGGAAGAATTTGACCTTTTAACTTCTTTAAAAATTCTTGTAAGAATAAAACACTGAGATTTTTAACTGGGGTTAAAAATGTATGAGTTGCGGCCGCAGAACTTGAAAATTGCGCTTCTTCTGAATTATTATCTGTTTCATATGAGGTTATGCCAATGAATCCTCTAAGGCAGAATAAAAACCTAGTATCAGTTTTTGCTCGGTATATAATAATTTCATCATCAATTTGAAGAATCCCTAAAGACTCTGGAAATCCAGCAGTGCTTTCAACATCGATATAATCTTGAGTTATATCAATATCACTAGTTAATGCTACTTCATTTATAGTATTGGCATTTTCATTTAATTTAATATAAGAGTCAATATTTTTTATCAGGTCTAATACACCACCCTGAAATTCTAATCCAGCATAATACTGCGAGAAGAATTCATCAATTAAGGGAAATTCATCTTTTATATAAGATGGTAACTGATTCCCCAGTAAGTGTTGAATTTTTATTCTATTCTTCGGCATTTGTTTTTCTTACAAAAAAGATAGTATTAATAAGGATTACTGTTGACATCAATGTAACTTGATGAACTCTTATATGTAGAACCAGAGGGATCAGATCCAGAGGAAATATCATCAACAATCATTTGCACATTAAATGTATCCAACTGCAAATAAAGATCTTGTAAACCGATTACATCATTTGAATGAGGAACAGCAAATATTTCCATAATTTGATTACCGTCTCTCTCTTTACCAGATACAACATTAATTGGATTTAATGTAATACGTCCTGACATATAATCAATCTTTCCAACATTTCTCCTTTTTACTACGGGTGTTGAAGATCCTGGTCCTTGTAGGGAATATAATGATATGACACCAGTTTTAGTGTCATTGGGTTCATCAAAAAGATAAACTTCATCTGTTATATCTATAACCCTAAAAGGACTGGATTTTATGTTAAATCCACTAAGTGATTGAACATGCATATGATTACCAAAATCAATAGCATATTCTGCAAATTGATTAATTGCGAGTCTTAGATCCCTCCTCATTTGTATGGAGGTCAGATTAGACGTGATTGATGGATGACTTTGATCAACAATGCCTAAAAACTTACTGTATTTAAATCTAGTACCATATTTATTCAATTCCGTGGAGTCTGCATATTTCTGTATATTGTTCTGAATTGTCGATGAAACTGCAGCAACATCAGTCATTGTTCTTGTATTATAATAAACTTTGCTGTCAGTAATAATATGAAGATACTTAAGATCCAAAATTTCTGGAACAATTCCAGTGACAGAGTATTTTCTTAATTCTCTTTTTATATTTTCTTTAATTCCCAAAGAAACAAAATCACCGTTTCTTGGTTTGATACTAATAAAAACTTTTCCAAATCTTGGTGGAACTAACTCTTCACCACCAAACACAGATATCGATTCTGCCTCTGGGTAAATTTTATTTGGTATCAATATTTCATAATCATTTGCCGTTATAGCACGGTCCTGGGTGCCATATACTTGAGGTGCATACTTCTTGACTGATGCAACACTTTCAATGGCAGAACCCCCTGAGGAGGGTTCTATGGATGTTATAAGAGACACACCAGCAGTGATTGGTTTCTCTATAGCATTTTCTAGATAAACCAATCTACCACTAAAATCAAACCCATTGAGTCTATTAGCACTAGATCCAGAACAAACTAAGTATGAGATCTCAACTACATTTCCATCCTTAAGTCCTCTTCCAAATATATCATCACCAAAAATAACTTCATATCTTTCATCTTCAACCTCTTGTAAAAAATACACAGTGGAGTCTGAATTTAAAACATCATTAATTTTTTGATCAATTAGACTATTACTTAAATCATATTTTACTTTGATAGTAGAGGTTTGAGATGGTTTTACCTGAACTAATATGGTGTCGGTATCAATTCCTGTATTAGAAAGTATAAACCGTTTATTAGTATCTTGTGCCGAATAGGTAAATGATTGAGTTACCTTTGTTCCCTCAATAACCTCTAAATCTGAAAAATTTGCTGTATTATTTGCTACTGGTACTGTAGTATCTTCAAGTACATTGAATACAAAGGACTCATTTCCAAACTGCTGTGATGTTGAAGCAACTGGGCCTGCCTTCAATGTAATAGATGGTGGTGCAACTGCTAAGGTCGAGGTATCAACTAAAAAGTTAATAGTACATCTAGATGCCTTTCTTGATTTTGGCATATACCCAATATTTCTTGCTAGGGCAACAACATTTTCTCTTAATGTTGCACTATCAATAAAAACCTCATTTGCAACCATGTTTGCATTATATGAGTTAATATAAGTGTTATATGCGAGCAAATCTATGATGCTTGAGAGGTTTGATCCCTCAAAGTCATAGTCCGTAAAGTTGTTATTTGCTCTAAGAATTTCTTTTAGAGAACTTTTAATCTGGTCAAAGTCCAGACTATTGAAGTTTACGATTGACATTTACCTTGTTGGTTGCAAAACGAATTCTAATTGTTGCTCTGGAATATCTACACCGATGATTTTGTAAATGATCACAGCATTATATTGATTTGAGTCAAAATCTGGGTTAACTCTAACTCCTGTCAATTGAACTCTTGGCTCAAAGATCTCAATGGAATTTTTAATTTCATCGCGAATTGATATCGCAGTTATATCGTCCATGTTCTCAAAAAGCATCTGTGATACTCTTGATCCAAAGGTCGGTTCAAAAAACTTCTCTCCAGGAGTTGTAAAAATGATATTACGAACTGAGCGAGAAATCGCAGTAGTATTTTTTAATGCAACAAGGTCATTATTAAGAGGATTAATCTTAAATGACATACTTACATCTTTAAAATTGCGACTAACTCGCTCTAAAGGCATGGAAAAATGTTGTATTAGAAATATAAGTTATTTATGTCACGTTTTTAACTAAAATTCATTCAAAGTTGTGGGTTCAGTAATGTAAATTTCTTCATTTTTTTCAAAAATTTCAGTATTTTGTTTTTTATCGCGTTTTTTTGGCGTCAAATCGTCATTTGCGATCTCACGAAGCATTTTTTGATGCTGATCATTAGCTAAATTGTCTAAAAAATCGTTATTTGGGGTCATTTTCCTCTTTTTCGTTTAAAATTTCTCTTTCTTTTGCAGTTTTCCAGAAATATTCGTCTTCACGACCCATTCCAAGTCGCTCAAATCCATTTTCAACACTATAATATTGAGTTGAAACCTTAAAATCAGGCATTTTGGGGTCAACAGGTGTCAGACTATTGTCAAAAATACGTATTCTATTGTTTGGATACAGTGCATACTGCCCATTTTCAAGTTCAATTAAATTTGATGACTTGTGTTCAGCTGGATTTTCACTAGTTGCATAGTCAACTACTTCAGGGTCTTGATGATAGTTATCTAAAGTGCATACATAGGTGCCCTTCTGAATACCAAAATCCCTTGTATACAGTTCATAGTCCATAGATCCTATAAATTGCTTTGTAACAGCAACAACCCCATAGTCCATACAGTTCCAGAACTGCAGGTTAGGAAGGTCCATATCGGGGTCTGGGACCTCCGGAGACGAGAGAAACGCGCTTATAGGTAGTTTGTCATACATTGCCGCATATTCGGGCAAATAGGTCTCAAAATAAAAAGCACGTCCAGGAATCGACTTTGCCGATACCCAAACGCCCTTTACAAATTCACCATGACCAGATTGGTGGTCAGTGAGGTATTCTTTTCTTACCCAAACCTCAACGGATGGTAGGTTACAAATTAATGCACTCATAGCAAGATTAATATATCTTTACTATCTATTTGCCTTGCCCCCTATATCTTTTTCTACGACCATTGCGAGAAGTTGCCGAGAGGAGCGTGTGTTTTCCGCTCCCTTGTCGAGACTTTTTGGGGCGACCCTTTACATAACTGCCGCCTTTCATCATTGCCATAACGAGTTTCCCCCTGCGAAATTAAAATGTACTAGATTACACGAGTCTTTTCGTGACCGACCCTGATACGAGGATCGCACCAGATATCAAAGCCTGCCTCTTTTGCATCAAGACAGAATGAGACATCCTCACCACACATATCCTGAACATTGCCAGATTCAAAGACTTGCATCTTCGGAGCAAACCAAGGATATTCGAGATTCTCGAAGACACCGTTCTTGATCATTACCCAACCAAAACCAGTATAGTCTACTGTAAATGGTTTCTTACGCTTTGACATCGTTTCAGTGGTTTCGTGATTCATCACTCCACCATTCTTACGGAAGTCATCTTCCTCTAACCAGTGTGCAACAGAGGTTGTGTGACCATCTTCAGTTGCATACCAACCTGCAACAACTTCCTTCTCTTCGCCTTCGGCGTTAACAGCAAGGTCACACAATTGCCAGAACTTATTGGTGTCAAAGACAATATCACTGTCAATCCACAGTTGATAATCATAGTTTAACTTACCATCCCACGGAACTTGCTTAGGTCCACGCAGAACATTTGCTCCTAGGCATTTGCAACGTGCAAAGTTTACCATGGAAGAATAATCTTGACTGATCTGAATACTCATGCCATTCTGAACCATGTCGAAACACAGTTGCACGAAATTCTTTAAAAATGTGAAAGAACAACCACGACCTGGGAGGCAGAATACAATTGCCTTACCACGCATTCTTTCTTTGATTGCATCAATGTCCCACTCTTCTTTCTTCTTAGTGGGCGCATTTGCTTTAACCGTAAATCCTTTAGCCATAGTTTGAATCAACCTTCAGATCAATTATATCGTAGTATGTATGTGTTGTCAATAAGAGTTTTCCTCAGTGTTATATGGAGATCTCTCAATCTCCTCATATGACAAATCCTCAAGAGTATAGTCAGTCTGCATTAGACCTACCATACCCTTGAGGGTGTTCCATGTTACACTGAATTCTTCCTCTTTTATATTCGCAAATATGCATTTATTCTTTGCATATATGTGAAAAATTTTTTCCTTTGGAGTCATTTTTTTCCTGGGGAATTTTTTTTATATATTTTGAAATAACAAACCGAATAATATATGTCTCTCGAATTGTCACCTCTGTAGGTTAGGGTAGTTAGCTATTTTTATATCACGCCCCCCGCACGATAACAACGAACAACGCGCAATAACTGCCCTAAAGTGTATAATAGCACGGAGACTAACTGATGTCAACCCCCGTGCTGCTAAGTATCACAAGTCTTCAAACATTTCATCCAGTTCGACAACATTAACTGCAGGATCATTGTACTTAACACCGTCACCCGTTGTAGCATCGTTAAGTGAACATGCTTCCAGGCAATCTACAAAGGTTTTGTAATCCTTTGACTCACGCGCTAAGTGATAAAGTCCCGCCTCATTACTGATCCACAGAGCAACATTCCAGGTCTCGTAATTTGTCCAACCGTTGTAGGTAGTGTCTGTGAGATCTGTCTGGAAAGTGCTGGTCATAGAGTTTTGAGTCATGCTTACACTATAGAGACACTTTAGAGGTGAGTAACATTAATACCCACGCACTTTACCACCGGACAGGCTTACTCAGGTCCTCTACATAACTGTCAATCACACGCTCTGATCCTTCCAATTTGAATAACTCCTCCCAGTTAATCTGATGAGGGTCGAAGTCTTCCATCACCTCAATATCCAGAGTGATTCTATAACGCTGCTTCTGTGCCTGACTGTAGATGACTGACATAAGTAAGGTCCTGGTGAGTGTTACTGAACTATTATAGACTAGGGGGGAGTTATTGTCAATCTGCCTGTCCGTATTTATAAGGGTCGCTGATCTTTTTTGAGTGTCAATCCCTGTAAAAACTTATAGTGGAGGGGTTGACATTTTTTCGGAGAGGTGATAGAATGCACGCTTAGATAACAACACCTGAGCACATTAAAATCACTCTAATATCTCCACAGATACTCTCAAGACCCTCCAGATACCCTACTAAGTAACTCTTACCATAAAAAACGAAAGTATATTTATAAAGGTATTTTTAATTGATTTTTTAATACTTTCTGTAGCGGTTGATACAAAATAAGGGGAATACTTGTCCCCTTATCTGTTCTATTCAGTTGTGTCCTTGTCTATCAGTAAAGTGCCTCGATTGCCTCCAGGATGAGAAGAATATCACTGCCATTCTCTGCGGAATCAAGTGCAGTGAAGAGATCAGACTTAGACATGAGTTTGTGTTAGTTAGTGGTGTGAGATTAAGCAGTTTTAAGTCTTACTCAGGACTATAGGACTACGATTCTTCAATTAACCTTTCGATTGTATTTTGTCTGTCTTCGATAATATCCATCATATTAGAATCAAGTATATCGATCATTAGATTAGCACCCAACAGGATGACAATGGCAGAAAGAAAAATACGCATGAAAGTAATAAGAAAGGACAGTGAGTTAGTGTTACTTAGTCTCCATTAGATTCTCTTCTGTGACTTCATCCACGCACTCTTGAATGACCTGATAGATGTAATCGATATTTCCTACATCATCAAAAATTCTTTCTACTAACTCAGGGGCAATGTCTACTTCATTATCATAATCAAACTCACCATTTTCATCCTTCATATGAATATCTTCCTTAGTATAAATCCATGCGGCAATGTTTGCATCTTCTCCCTGTTGTTCGATTAGTTTGTTGACTCGCTCTTGAAGTTGCTTGAGAGTGTAGTTCATGAGTTTGTGTTACTTAAGGGCAGAGAGGTTTGTGTTAGTTAAGGTGATCAAGCAAAGACATAACCCGACTTGAAGTCTTCTGTCTGATAGATGTTTTTTCCATTGATTGCACCAACAAACTTTCTTACATACCAGAGGAAGTTTTCTTGAAATACTCCTTCACCAGCAATGCAGAATTCATCACATAGTGCATTCAATCGTGACTTAGTTGTGTTAGACTTCCAACCTCCATCAAAGATAGTCATCGAAGTGTCATCAATCATTGCAATTTTGTTGCCGTGGAGATATACAGTAGACACCCCCATATTAGTGACAACTTGAGTATTTCCTGAACACCAATTCTTGTTACCTTTGATTGCTTCGATCATCTGGGTTTCGATTTTTCTCATGGTTGGTTTGATTGCTATACTAGAGGGACACTTTAGAGGTGAGTAACTTTAATTCTAATCAAATTAGAGGCCATTCATATACTCATGAAGTTCCTGATAGTATTGTTCTTCTGTCTCAAATGTGCGACCATAGATTACACACGGAAACTCTTTCTTTTGAAACATTGTTGATGCGACTTGCACATCTTGTTTGTCATAACCCATTTCGATTAGGTTGTTCACATAAGGATTATTTGTTGTCATTTTGTTAAAGTGAAGATTGCGTTGAGTTTTGCTTGAATAGAATTGTAGATTTCAATCTCGTTATCATCTTCGTCCAGATGATCTTGATACTCACTCAGAGCATAATCAATCATTTGCCATTCAGCATCAGTGAACAATTGTTTGTAGATCTGTGCCGACATTTTTTGAGATTCAGTGTTGTTCATACTATAGGGACACTTTAGTGGTGAGTAACTTTAATTCGCAGGAAAGTTCTTGCAGACTGCATCACATAGCATGCGAACTAAATCTTCTGCTTCATCAACATTCAGATCATGAATATACGCATACTCATCAACAATTGCATCAATGTCCTCCATAAGTTGTTCGCGTTGCATTAACATTTCCAACAGTGGATTAGGAGTGAAATT